TTCTTTTTGTTTTTCATCTTCCATATGTCCTAGAAGAATGATTGCATAATGAATGACTTTGTATAAGTCAGATTCTTGCTTTCCATTTTTCTTTCCAAATCTTTGAGCATATTTCATTATGTTTCCTATGCAAAAGCCTTCTCCATGTTCGGCATCAAATACAAACTCAGTTGCTTGTATTTTTCCACTAGCATAGTGTTGTTCGTAAGTCTTGTCAATATATGACTTTAGATTTTTTAATATTTTATCTTCGTTGAAAGTATACTTAGCCAAATGCTACTCCTATTAAATACATACTAAATCCCATAAAAGCGAGCATGATTACTTGAATCACACTTGCGACAGCAATCTGCTTCATTGGGTGAACTTTTTCTATATCATCTAATTTCATTTTAGAATCCGACTCTAAGTACATAGTTCTCCGCTGCATCTTCTGCCCATCTTTCACTTTTACCTTCATGCACCATATCAAATGCCCACCCAAAGTGGTCAAAGTGTCTAGTGCACCAATCTCCTTTATCGTTTTTCCACACTTCAGCTCTGCGAGTATCACCCCAGAACTCGTGGTGTTTTGTATCAAAACTTAATATACTCTCGTATTTCTTCATGTTTCTTCTTTAAAAAATCTCTAAAATTATACCATGTGTCTGATTGTAGTATCATGCTAATTGCAAATATCCACATAAATAAACTTCCACCCCATTTGAGTAAAGTCCATGGCAATAAAAATAAATCTATTATCATATGTCTCCTGCTTGTCTATTTTCACTCTTTGCTACTTCAAATCCATTTGGATATCTAGCTTCGAGTTTCTTGATGTTTTCTTCCATCACTTCTTGAGGAGTATATCCAAGTGCTGTGCAACCTTGTACCCAGTACCATAGTACATCTCCTAGTTCTCTTTTAAGATGATATCTTTCATCTTCATTGTAAGGTTTTCCTTGAAATATAATTTTCTTAATTACTTCAGAAAACTCTCCTGATTCAGCTTGCATTCCTATGGAAGCTGTGAGTAGTTGAGACCACTCTGTATCAGTCTCTCGCCCTAGTCTTAATAATTTTTCTGCTAGAGAAAGAGTGCTCAAACTCTCTTTCGAGGTTGTGCTGATTACGAACTTAGCGTAATCATTAAATTTCTTTTGCTCGTCTGTCAATTCTTTTCTCCACTTCTTTTATTATGTCATCTTTTCTATACCACAATGCAGAGTATGTATGTGTCTCTCCATCGGGGTACTCCACTATATATCTTTTATACCCATAGGGGCGCTCAGAAAACATTCGAGTTCCCCCATGAAATGCAGCCTCTAATACTCTCACTTAGGAAATCCTGCTTGTACAAACTCTCCAATAGTATCTATCTCTGCATCGGAAAGCATAGCTGCTTGTCCCCACATAGTAGATGACATACTGCCTACTTCTTCTTTGTTTTTATAAGCATTTAGTCTATCTACTATATATTGTTTGTCTTTTCCAACTAATGCTGGAAATACTGCCATGCCTTCTCCTTGCTGTCCATGACAAGCTGCACAGCCTGCCCATAAACTTCTTATACTACTGAATTGGTCACCCGCTGCAAGAGCTTGTTTTCTTCTCTCCATTTCAGCTGGTGTACCAAACTGTCTGACATACTCTGCATAGCACTCTCCTGTGCAACTTCTAGTGCTAGTGCCTCCTGTATATTCTAAGTCAGGATAAATAACTAAGTAGAAAAATCCTAATATAGTTGCTGCGCCTGTTGTTGCTAATCCAAATGGGCTCATCTTGTTATCCTCTGTTCATAGTCTGCGTACTCTTCGTTCCACCACTCTGGTTTTCCTCTGACTTTCCAACTGGCAAAGGTTGCTTTGTCTTTGTGGTAGAATCTTCGGTAGGCTTCGACTGCGTTTTCTCCTTTAAGTGAGTCAGGCATAGCTTGTGCAAATGGTGTAAGTCCACGCCGTGGTATACTGATGTCGGGTAATAATAATATGCAGTCACGCACTGATTTATGCGACTTTCCGTATCTGACTCCGTATTCTTCGTCAAGGGCCAAGCTAAGGCAGTATAACCATTCGTAATTGTCCAATGACTCCCTAACCCAAATGCTACAAGGGTGATTGTGCATAGTAGGAAGATAGGGAAAATCTCTCGGTTCGTTTTGTTTTTGTTCTTTAACTTTGTTCCATTCATCTGATTCTAGTTTCCTTGGTATATCGCCTACATACTTGTTTATCCAATGTGCTGTACAAAGCATCTGCGCTGACTCCAGTATCATCTTGATAACATGGCGGTCAACATGAGCTTCGGCACATTTGTCTATATCTTCGTCAAGTATAAATATATTCATAGTTATATTATACTAAAATTTAAGTGCGTTGTCAAGTATTATTTTTTGATTCACGATACTCTTGCCTCTTCTATAAAGTTGAGTTCTCGAAAGAATATTCCTAGCGTAAATCTGTAGGCGGGAGCTACTATAGAAGAAGGTCTGATGGAATGGGGAATCCCTCCATCGAAAAGTACTGCTCTGTTTGGTTTGTATGATACTGTTCTAGTAGCATCTGAAAGTGTATCATCATAAAATATAGTTTCCCCATAGAATTCATTTCGCCACTCTGGGTTAAAGTAATATACTAAAACTTTGAGTGCTCTTCCATGAGTATGAGGAAACTGAATAGAAGAGGGAGTTGCTAAATTTATTGTGGCGTTTTCGTACTTGTATTTGCTAAGAAAACTTCTAAGTGTGTTGTCGCATATCGCATCTAAAAAATTTAGCTCTCCCCACTCCTGTGAACTGATTTTGTGATGTAAGCAAGGATATTGTTTATTTTCAAAAGTTGCAGTATCTTCCCAACCTATCTGATAGTCAGCATTTATTGCCAACATATACAGTTGTTCTCTTACTACTTCTGGTAAAACATTATCATATACTTCTATCACTTTTTCTGGTCTTGTCCTGCTGTTGGGGCTTTGTGTGTTCCAGCATATAATCCAAACCAAGCTGCGCCTGCTCCGACTAATACTGATATTAAGCCTGATTGTTCTAATGATGGTTCAGGTAAATCCATAAACCAAAATGTTGCAAAATAA